CACAAGTGCAACCCCCAGTGGTACGTCGCCGTAACCACAGGAGTCAGGTTGAGGGGTATTAACCCCCACCCCCGCTTGAAGCTTGAGGAAAGTATCCCCAAGTCAAGATCGGGCTTGACTCCCCCTCGAGGCCAGGAAGGCCCCATCCGTCCTCAAAAAGGGCGGTGCCGTCCAAGCTTGATGCTGACGCGCTTGGGACGTCCAGAACGTTCTAAGTGCTGCTCATCATTAGCCTTGGTGTGCAACCAAGGGGTAGACCCTCTTTCGAGGGTCGTGCCTGGAAGTTGATAGAGAGGAATATCTGGAGTATGACTACTCCAACTCTCTTGATCTTCTCCAAGCTTAAGCAAACACTTAAGCAGGGCACCAGCTCCCACCAGCTCATCACTGGGGGGCTTGGCCTTCACTACATAGCCGCGAACTAGCGGACTATGAAGGCTTGAATCAAGAGTCTCGAATTGATACCCGAGGCTATTGATCCTGCCCAGCACAGAAGACGTTGGAGCTACAGCAGGGAAGTATCTCAAAATCCCTGTTAGTAGCTTATCCAACCAACTGGCGGTTTTCCAGTAACCTCTCATAAAGAGTAGATTCCGGAGCTCCACAGTTGCGATGACTTCTGTCGCGTCTGCTACCGTGTGCGGTAACGCTTGCCTGACCCTGACTAGAGATACGTCATGGCCATTAAAGAATTCCGCACCACAAGACTCTCTGAACTTTCCGGTCCAGAAAGACTTGTCCACACCAACGACAGCACCGAAATGCTGAAGGGTGTCGACGGTAGTACGCACAAACTCTTCAGGGACGATCAAATCGTCTCCGAAGATACGCACCGAATCCGAGAACTTTGATAAGAGATCTCGGGTCATGGTGACGTTGAGCGCTCTCTCAATTCCGAGGAAGATTAAGGTCGTAAAGACCATAGCCTCAATCGGAAAGCAGAGCGCTGAACCCATAGACGCGAACTTGGCTAAACGGATTACTCCGTGGCCAGGCACGTCAGCCCGGCGAGAACGTGCTGCATCGACTGCCCTATTCAATGAGGGCCAGTCGGACAGCATAGCTCGAACGAGCTGATTGGAGACACGGTCTGACGCATCACTAAGATCTAGTGTTGCAGTCAAACCATCGATTGAACCTTGGCGAGCCAAATCCTGATTAGGGACCTGGTCGTCAAAGCCAATCAACTTCTTTAGGAGTTCATCCCTATCGAAGTTCACGAGAAAACTGCGATAAATAGCTTGCTGTGTATATTGCATACACGTAGGCTCAATCGCAATTATTCGTGGAGTCTTCAACGTCTTAGGAACTGAAACAACCTTCACAGGTTGCTCAGCGCCAGGTTCGAGGATGGACACCTGATCCAATTCTTCGACGAATCGAAGATTCGGAATCAAGTACTCGTATGAGGGAAAGACCTCATCGAGTCGTCTAGTCCAGGACTTAAGCCGATACTTACCATTACTGGTAAGTTTATCAGCAACAGCACCTGGGCCATGCTTCGGGAGTACTTCACCGTAATAGATATCACTATCCATACGAGTGAAGAGACTCCTAAAAAGCAAGTTCGACACACGTTTGAAGTCAGCGAAATCTTTCGCGCTAATTTCGGCGTCGAACTGACGGACATCCTGCTCACACTTGAGAAAACCAAGTATTGCTTTCTTCTCTCTTGCTCGAGAGCAAGGGAGATAGATCTTGCCAAACACCAACGTTAGTTGGCGCAAAGCAATGATTGAATCAATACATGGTTCATCAAGCAACGCACCAGTGTTCTGGTCGAACACACGAGAGAGGAAACCTCCGAGAAATCGGGGGAGACCTCTCCTTCCCGTGGTAAAGGAAGGATTGATCTCGACCTGACCATGGTCTAACCATTTTTGGATGGCCTTTCCATACTCAGGTAGGGTTATCGTCAAAAACGATAACCCCTCATGTTCAGACCTCCTGCGGACGGTATTAATGTCCGCAGTGGCGCTAGTGCAGCATCGGCTAGCGGATTCCTCCGCTAGCTGGGACCAGAGTGACATCAGCCTTTTCATTGGCCCTCCTCTAAAAGAGGTAACCAAATGCATAGCCTGATTGTCTACATAACTGGATTACCGTCTTATCAACGGTTACTCCATCCAGTTACATCACAGAGATGCCCTGCAAAGGCATGTTTGTCTGCACACATCTCAAGGAAGAGGAGATTATATCAAATGAATGATATAATCAACCAATTCATTGAGAGAAGTATGCAAAACATCGAAAATAACAGCAGTTGCCAGAGCAGCTCGAAAGCTGAACCGGACAAATACTGTTAGATCGCCAGAGACCCTTTCGGGTTCCCGGGAACGGAGAAAGCCAAACCTATTCGGCTTAGACACTTCTTTCGAAGAGTCCTCAGCCTGAACAGACTGGCTATCCCCCTCTCTACGACTCACCACCAAGGAGTTTGGTGATGAGGGCATCCGATGTGGCCGTATACATGGCTTTGAAGCCAGTGTAGATAGCCAATTGTTCCGTCACCGAGTAACCAGCGGGTGGAATGTCAAAGACGATGTAATGTGACATCGAAACTCTGACGTTCTCCGCCGGGATATTCGGATTTGCGGACAATTTCGAATGATCGATCCTCAGGACACGGCGAGTCCGCTTCTCACGACCTTGGTTCTTGTCGTGATCGGCGGTCACCATGACCAATCCATCATTACTCGTATACTGCGAACGGTCCCCAGCCACATCAGTTCGTGGCAGGGAGGCCGCACTCGCAGGTGCGATCGTGATGGATAGAGGTTCGGTAAACGACACAGGCATCACTCCTAGGGGACGGTTCACGCCCCCCATTGGCTGGAACACAGATGAACATACTCACCACTTTCCACGGGTTAACCCGAGGGAAGTGATGATGGACCATTGACGGGGACTTAGCTTGTCCCAGTCCAGTCCGAACCCAAATGGTGTGGCCACAATGCGTTGCTTCGTTTCCACGGAAGCAACAACAGGCGACCCAAGAAAAGTAGGGGCAAACATTTTGCCAGTACTATCTTGGTAGTACGTGTTACGAGCGGAGCAATGCTCCATCACGTAACCGTACTTCATCACCAAACCGTCTGTGGCCCAATCCGAGAGATTCGAAATAACATCTCCCGCATTGGAAAACCAGTCAACGGCCCAGCTCCACGGAGCAAGATTCCATAGAACTTCTGGAGTCAGGTTGACACCCAGTAGGGCGTCAGCCTTAGCCCTCAATTCCTCCAACTTATTTCGGCTTTTAAAGCCCGAAGGAAGTTGGTAGGTGAAGGCACCAGAAAACCAGATCGACTTAGTGATCTGTTCTCTACGGAAATATTGCGCCGGAGCTTTCGAAGGATCACGTA